CTATACCAAATGATGTTACAGCGAGGGAAGAATGAATGAAAATTGTTGTCAAGAAAGCCACACCTGCCGCTACTGCTGTCCTTCGACAAGCCACAGCGATAGCGCCCTCTCGTTTGAAAGTATCCGATGGACTTCTGCCGTCGAAAGCACATCAGGCACAGAGTCCAACCAGCGACCATAACACAGGTCTTGCTGTAGATTTAACCCATGACCCTAAGCACGGCATCGACTGCGTCGATATCTTTCAGAAACTAAAGGAAGACAAGCGAGTCAAGTACCTGATTTTCAAGGGAAAGATTTGGTCAGCAGAGCGTGCAAAAGAAGGCGACCGTGAATACACAGGTAGCAACAAGCACAATAAGCACCTACATATTTCAATCAATGATGGGGCGGGCAATGATACTTCACCTTGGTTCTGGTGGCTTAATCAGCCTAAGGTAATCAATCAGGTGAAGGCGGTACTCACACCATCGCCAAGCAAGAAAACGTATAAGACTGAAGTTTGCACTTGTTGCAAAGTCCATGCGTCAAATCCTACGTCCTAAGGAGGACTTATGAATACAGAGAAACTAGTTGCTATCGCAGGCACATACCTACGTGCAGCTTTCGCATCTGTGCTAGCAATGTACATCGCAGGAATCACAGACCCTAAGGCATTAGGTTCAGCATTCCTCGCATCACTTGCTGCACCTATCCTAAAGGCTCTAGACTCTAAAGAGACTGCCTACGGCAAAGGCTCAGAGTAACCATTTAAGGGCCCTAGCAGGCCCATAGCAACAAGAAACCCCCCTTCCTAAGGTAATCACCCTAGGTTGGGGGGTCTTTTGTCGTTTCTAAATGTTACTTGATGTCATCATCGTCGGCTTCGATGTCCTCAAGCAGGTCACCCATAGCCTTCAAGTCCTGCTTGAATCGATACTGCCTGTATCGCTCAATCAGTTCTAGGTATACATCACGTACTGCAATTGCTAGTAATACTCCAAAGAAAACTTCTAACATAGTATCTCCTATAGTATATATATTATATATATAATAACCCCCTTCGGGGGTTTATATTATTATATATTAATATTAATTATACACACAGAATCTGACCGTGTAAGTAAGCGACTCAGGTATGCCTATTGGCACTGATGTCTGAGTGTGTTATAGTTGGGGAATGATTCAACTTGGAGATTATGAATTACCTGAACACGTGAGTTACTCAGCATTCAGTACATACGTTGACTGTGGATATCAGTACTACCTAGGGCGATTGCTTCAGGTACCTGAGGAGCCATCAGTCTGGTCAGTGGGAGGTTCTGCCTTCCATACAGCTACAGAATTGTGGGACTTAGAACATGCTGAATAGTGAACTATGGGCGAAAGCCTGGGCACAAGAGGCTGAAGGCAAGGACCTAACCAATGCACGTGTTGGTGGTCGTGCTACTAAGGCTAACCCAAACAAAGAAGATGTCACCTTCTGGCAATCGACTGGACCTCAATGGGTCCAAGCATACATCGATTGGCGCAAGGCTAACCCTGACTGGAAATTGTGGAAGACACCACAAGGTGCACCAGCAGTTGAGTTGGCTATGTTACCTGAATTTGCTGGCGTGCCAGTCAAGATGATTCTTGATAGGGTGTTTGAAGTCAATGGCGAACTGGTTATCGTCGACTTGAAAACCTCTCAGCAAACACCAACCAATACACTACAACTTGGATTCTATAAGGTCGGAATGTTAAAGACCTTTGGTATCGATGTTAAGTGGGGGACTTATTGGATGGCACGTCAGCACGGTGTGTCTCCTCTTGTTAGCCTCGAGCAGTACACAGAGGATAAACTTGAGTACCTTGTAGCAGGATTTGACAAGGCTCGTAAGGCTGGAATCTTTTTACCGAACACAAACAACTGCCAATACAAATGTGGACTGACAGCACATTGTCAGTTCTCAACGAAGATAGGATAACAAATGGAAGACTGGAAACTGCAAGTCAGTTACAAGACACCTGCTGGGGATATGATTAATATCCGTGCTAATACTGCTGATGAACTCAGCGTGTTACTAGAAGGCATCGGTGATTACTCAACACAAGTAGCAGCCGTACAACGATTGGTTGTCGGTGCATACAACGCAGCCCCTTTGGGGACCACGAGTTCAACTCCAAGCACTACGCAATCCACATCCTCCGCTCCCAGCCAGGGGCAGGGTCCGTCACTTACACCTCCACCAAGCGCGGTAACTCCATCAGGAACAGCGAGCCCGACGTGCATACACGGAGCGAGAATCTTCCGACAGGGAGTGAGCAAAGCGAGTGGAAAGCCTTACGCTTTCTGGGCATGCCCAACCCCACAGGGGACACCCGACCAGTGCAAGCCAGTAAACTAAAACGTTAATGAAGGAACGCAGCTACCGACGCACACCACAGAAGTGGCTGCGTTCTTTCTATACAGAAGGGAATGAATCAGGATGCGTACACTTGTCCGCTCAGTTGGTCGTTCCAGTATTGGTGGAGAACCGCTCCCTAGTTGCTTTAAGGCATTCGAAAGTAACAAGATTATCATTAGGCGCTCTGAGGTTTCGATGTTCGCAGCCGCACCTGGAGTCGGAAAGTCAACACTAGCACTGGCTTTAGCGTTGAAGATGAAAGTTCCAACACTTTACATCTCAGCAGATACCAATGCACACACAATGGCTATGCGATTAGCCTCAATGATTTCAGGTAAGTCACAGACTGACGTTGAAGCATTGATGAATACAGACCATGGTTGGACTAAGGCAACACTTGCTAAAGGTGCACACATTGTCTGGTCATTTGAATCAGCACCAACACTTCAAGATATTGATGAAGAGGTGCAAGCATTCGAAGAACTATGGGGTTGCCCCCCAACTTTAATTGTAGTAGATAACTTAATGGATGTAGCCACCGATGGTGGTGAAGAGTTTGCATCTATGCGTGCAATCATGAAGGAGTTGAAGTATCTTGCGAGGGCTACTAATGCTGCAGTGGTTGTACTACACCACACTTCGGAGGCTGTCCAAGGTAGCCCGTGTCAACCGCGGTCGGCTATTCAGGGTAAGGTTGCTCAACTTCCTGCTCTTATATGCACCCTCGGCGTTGTTGGTACTTCTATGGGTGTTGCACCTGTTAAGAATAGATACGGTAGAGCTGACGCAGGAGGAGGACTCATGACATGGGTTGCCTTTAATCCTGAGTACATGTTCATTGATGATATACCAGAGAATGTTTAAGGAGAATAATGTTAATGGAAAAGACACTAAAGATTATGAAGCAAGAAGCATATGTCGAAGGCTGGCAGGATGCAGTATCTGCGCTGACTAAAGAGTACGAAGATAGATTGCGTTCAGTCATTGAGAAGTTCGAACTACCAAAGGAATACGAAGTAGATGACGACACGGAAAAGCCACAAGGCTAGAGGTGCAACCTTTGAAACCGACATCAGAGATTGGTTTCGAGCAAATGGATACGATAGTGAACGACTTGCTCGAACAGGTGCAAGAGATGAGGGCGACGTTGTTGTCCGCAAAGACTTCCTTGGAAGCATTGGCGTTATCGAATGCAAGGCACCAGGTGCAGGCAACGCCATTGACCTTAGTGGGTGGACGAAGGAAGCACAGATTGAAGCAACGCATTATGCGGAAGCAAGGGGTATCGACCGTGACACCGTCCTCCCAGCGTTACTTATCAAAGCTAGAGGAAAGTCAATAGCAGATTCATATTTAGTATTACGATTAGGAGATGTATTCGGTGAATGATTTACCCAGCATCAAGGCTGTACTAGAACACTATGGTGCTAGTATGCGTCGTGACCATGGGCAAGTCAATCTTAAGTGTCCGTTTCATGGTGACTCACATCAAAGTGGAACGGCAAACTTAGACGAGAACTTATTCGTATGCTTTGCCTGCGGTGTACAAGGAAACAGTTTACAAATCATAGCACAACAAGAAGGATGTGACATACGTGGGGCAGCAAAATTCGCAGAAGGAACTCTTGGGCATAGCGTCCAAAAAGTACCAGGAAAACATCTATCAGGCAGAGGCCTACCTTCGAAGCAGAGGTATAACTCTGGAAGTAGCGCGGTTGGCACGATTAGGCGTAGTCGCGGAGCCTGAACCAGGACACGAACAGTATACTGGCAGGCTTAGCATACCTTATGTAACTAAGTCAGGCATTGTGGATATACGCTTTCGCTCACTTAACCCTGCCGTTGAACCTAAGTACATGGGTATGGTAGGTGCAGACACGAAGATGTATAACGTATTAGATATTGAACGAGCAGGCGATTGGATTGGAGTATGCGAAGGTGAACTCGACACTCTTACTATGTCACGATGTGTTGGAATCCCATGCGTCGGAGTCCCAGGAGCAAACTCATGGAAGAAACATTACACAAGATTACTTGCTGACTTCGAGCGCATCTTTGTTTTCGCAGACGGAGACGGACCAGGACGAGAGTTCGCAAACAGTTTGGCAAGAGAACTACCAGTCACTATCGTGGGATTCGGTGACGGGGAAGATGTTAATTCGGCGTACACAAAGTACGGTGCGGGTTTCATTAAAGAAAAGATGGGATTAACAAATGAAGAATAAGATTAATCCTTGTCCAGAATGTGGACAGCACTTTGACAATGTGTTCGAAGCAACAGACCATCTACTTGAAGATGATGAAGAGTTCGACCCAGCATTGGTATTGCCTAATGGCTATCGCCTTATGATTGGTTCGTTGTTACGTTGTATGTACCGCTACGCAGAGCAACCTGAACAGATACGAACGATAACACAGGACACGTACATGACTTTGTTCTCCGCAGAGACAGACCCAAGTACGGTGCTTGAAGTTATTGAAGATATGATTGTTGACTCTAGTATGGTGGGAATTGATGATGAACTTAAACAGCTACTCGAAGATGGAGAGTGAAGAAATATGGCAGATTATCCAGTATCTAACGGGGTTAGGATTACCAATCGAGTCGGTCTCGAAGGACGACGCACGGTTGAAAGTAACTTTAACGATACCGCTATTACACGCGAGCTCCACCTAGAGGTGCACCTTAGCAACACAATCAATGAGTTGTCTGAGTTGTTGCTGAGTAAGCATAAGGACTATGGTCCTAAGAATATTTCACAAGCACCAGGTGGTGCAATCAATGGCTTGCGTGTACGTATGCATGATAAGTTAGCACGAATCAATAACCTGATTGACAGCGGTGCAAACCCTGAGCACGAATCCTTAGAAGATTCCTTCAAGGACATGGCTAACTATGCAATCATTGGGTTGCTGGTTTTACGAAAGCAATGGGACAATGACTAACAAATCTTCATTCGATTTAGACTTTGGATACGGACGCAAGGGCGAGCAGTTAGTAGATGAGTTGCTTACTGGTGGACGTACTGTCGAAGTTAAGCGCGACCGCAAGTGGGCTAAGACTAACAACCTATACATTGAGACTGAGTGCTTCTTCAAGAAGATTGAGGACTGGGCACCATCAGGGCTAGGTGTGACTGAGGCTTCTTACTGGGCGTTCGTGCTTGAAGAGAGCACACTCATTGTCCCAACAGATGCGTTGCGTTATGCAGTTAAAGAATTTGGTAGAGAGATTACGTGTAACATTCCACCTAATTTGTCTAAGGGATTCTTAATTACAGTAGATGATTTAATGTCAGCGACACGACTATACAAGAGAGCAAAGGCAGATGAACTGGCAACAAATTGAGCCATGGGAATATGTAATCACGGCAGTAGCCTCTGAGTATCATCGTAAGTTTGACATGGTTGAACTCGAAGATATCAAGCAGAGTTTATATGAGTGGTTTGCTAAGCACCCTAACAAGGTGGCTGAGTGGGAGAAGATAGGTAACAAGGATGCAAAGAACCTTATCTATCGTAGCCTTCGTAACCATGCATTAGATTACTGTCAGAGATGGAAGGCTAAGAGTGTCGGATATGACGTGTCGGATATCTATTACTATGAGGCAGATGTTGTAGAAGCACTGCTCCCTGCTGTGTTGCGTAGTGAGTATGGTGTTACTCATAAGTTAAACTTAGGTAGACCAGGGCGACCAAGCGCCCCATCAGAAGGTGGAAACTTATCTGTCATGATGATGGAGATAGACTCCGCATATTGGAAGTTAAGTAAAGAGGATAGAAAGATACTCTTCTTCCGATATGCAGAGTCTATGGACTACAAAGAGATAAGCAATTACTTATCACTAGGTAGTGATGACGCAGCACGCATGAGAGGTAACAGAGCTGTCAAGCGACTGGTCAATAAACTAGGTGGGTTCAAGCCATACTATGATGCTGACATCACGGAGACCACGGAAACAGAGCCATCAGAAGACCTGTCATACCAAGAATTAGGTACACCGCAAGAGTCAGAGCAGTAAAGAACGTTAGTGATATGAGTAACAGGGCGCGGAACGTACTGACACCGCGCTCTTTACTCTGCATCAGGGTCAAACTCTCTATCAAAATCAATCTCTGAATCTATCATCTCTTGTATCATGCCCTCTAAGTCCAGCTCTGCTGGGTCAACATGCAATGCTTCCCCATTTACATTGTAGAACTCTTCAATCTCTTTCATGCTAGCGAACTGTAGTTCATCAGACTGTACATCACAGGCTGAACAACCACCGCTATCGCATACTACACAATCAACCATCGTAACACCCTTCACATACATATTTTAATCCCATCACGTATTGGTAATCTAAATGTGTTTTCTCTTCACAGCGCCAGCAAATAAATGTTTCTTCACTATCTTCCATTTATCCTCCTGTTGAATAGAATCCACTGCCATTGAACTTGACAGGTGGTGCACTGTACACCCTTACCATTGGCTCATTACAACTGTCGCAGTAAGGTATGATTTCCTGTTCGGTCATACCCCTACTGATTGTGATAGTGCTTGAGTCAACTTCACACTTGTATTCATAGCTAGCCATTTGCTTCTTCCTCTCCAGCCCATGGGTCTCTGTACCTGTACTGTCTTTCCATGTCACGATTGATTGCATCTAGCAGAGCACTAGGTATTCTTAGAGTTGGTGGCTCTATCATTAATGTTCGATACTCTTCATCGCGCTCGCGCTTCTTAACTATATGATGTAGAAACTCAGTCATCCTCTATCTCCGTTCCTTCTGGTGTTGGTGCTGTTGCTAGTGTACCACACTCAGCGCACTCCATGTCAAGGAAGTACATGCCAATCTCTCCGTCGTCATCAAAGATAGTCTTGAGATTCCAAATCTCACAACCGCATGGGCACACTAGTGTAGGTTCACCGCGTATGTCCATAGCCTGACTGTAATCAGGACGCATTTCTGTTACATGCTTAGCCATTTTGTAACGCTCTCATTCTATTCGTAAGGATAATAACTGGTTCGACTGCATTAGCGCAGTCAATTGGTGTGGCGTGAAAGTATTGTTCTGCTTTATGAGTCACACCCCAACCTTTCTTGTTGCTTAACACAATCTTAACTTCTCCCTTTACCTCTTTGTTACACGAGTTACACATAATCTTTTCTCCCATTAGTAGTTACCATTCCTTTTCCAATGAGCCCATGCTTCGCATGGTGTGCCGTATCTATAGTAAATGTAATCAAGTCCTCTGTCAATTTGTTGTGGTGCTGGTGTATCAGGGTCAAGCCCCAACAGTTGTGGTATACCACCAGCATGCTTCCCCATCACGCGGATAGTATTGAAAGCACTTGGGTTCCAAGCACTCTCTTTGCCCCACAATCTATTGAGGCATGACACCTGATTATCTTTCCACTCGTTGAGCTTGTCTCTAGCGTATGCCTTGCTATCAACGACATTCCATTCTACGCGCACGCCTTTGTCTGTTGTGTCCGTGGCAGGTTTTGAATTGTCTGTTACTAGCAGTGCAATCACTACGAGTAGTAAGAAAGTTAATGATTTCATTTAGTGGTTGCCCTTACTCTGTGTGCGAAGTTAATCATAGACCTACGATTATTCCATGTTAATGAAACATCTGCAAGTAGGACACGCTCACCAGGTAGAGTGCCTCCCCAAATACCATTGTCTAAGTTCTCTCGTTTCATACCCTCAGCAAAGCACTCTGCTTTGACAGGGCATGCGTTGCAGATAGATAGCGCGGTCTTTACATTAGCGATGCGTTGCTTGTACTCTGCACTGTTTTCATTGACACGATTGTTCTCGATGTCGCTATCAATAGACTCGCTGAACCATAGGTCAGGGTTATCATGACCTGTGCATAGACCTTGCATACTCTATCTCCTATCTCTCTAGTGCTATCTCTGTCATCTCGTCGAATTCTTCGTCGAGTTCTTCCTCATCATCATACCCTAATGCTACGTCGTCGTCAAGCGGTGGTTCGTAACTCATAGTCCCTCCTTTTGGCATAGTTCCTCATACTCTGCCATTACAGTATCGGGTACATCGTTACTGTCTAACACATAGTCGCCCTTAAACCACTCTGTGTGTATTCCGTACTCGCCTACATAAGTGCGTACTAAGTAGTCACCAAGTTGCCACTCATACTTTGTTTCTGTAACTTCATAACTCATGTTCTCTCCTTAGTGTAATGTCGGTGCGTAGATTGGGTAGGACTCGAAGTTAATTAACTTAGAACCAAACTCTAAAGCTTCGTCTACTGTACTAAATGTACCATAGATTACCTTGCCGTCTGTGTCTGTCTCTGTGATAGTCACATACCCTATCGGTACTTGCTCGCTCATAGTGTTTCCTCTCTTATCTGTTGTGTGTGTTCTGACCTACAATCCATGCAGTAATACTTGTATTGTACTGTATTACTTAGACTAATGTCAAATACCCACCTATGTTCGCAACCAATGGTGCTAAAGATAGCACGCACTAGTCGCCATGACGGGGTATCCCACCAATCTTGGACATTTCGTATAACTTCAGGCAGATTATAGATAAGGTTACTATAACATGCTGGTATGTATACGCCACGATAGAGTGGAGCGTACTGTGCAGGGAATACTGGTGATGATTGGCGCTCACGTTGAGCAACAACCTCATGTAGAAACTCTGCCATAGTATCTCCAATCTATAAAGTTAAGTGAGCAGTTTATACTCATACTCAGGAGTTTTATCTCAGGCATACCTGCACATCAAGGCGCAGGGCTTAGCAGAGATAAATTATTTAGTTATGTTTACGCTTCGAACACTACTTCTGTGTAGCCGTCGAGTCGGTCATGTGTGGTGACTAACCCTTTGCTACCAGTAAGGTGCTTGTATGTGCCGTTGCCTAGGGATACCCACATAGACTTAGGCTTAAAGCGTGTCTGTGAAGCAAGTGCTTTCACGATAGTACCACGCTTTGGATAGTCGCTTGATGTGTCGACTGCGTTGTATGAAATCTCGTCTGCGATAATGCGTAATTCCTCAGCGAGATTTAGGATTGTATTGTTGGACATAGGTTACCTCTCTAGTAGTCGTATAGGAAATCGGCAAGGCTTCGTTTGCTTTGCCAATCTTTGTTCGGTGTGTAACATAGGCAGTCATCTATCATGATAGAACAATCAAAGCATGACTGGCACATGTTACAGTAGTACGGGTTGTCTGTCAAATCCGTGGCAGACTCACAGTAGGGGCAGACTTCTAAGTCTACATCTACTGTGTAGTCCCACAGTTTGTCGTCATAGTTTGTGGTTTTGACAGGCTCTAGGTAGGTAGTACGCTTATGACTTTGGTTACTCCACCAGATACCTTCATTGTCCCATGAACCAGCCGACTCGTTGAGTAGATACATAGGGTGTTGCGCTGATGGGTCACATGTAATGATAGCAATCTTGCTACCTTTAGCCCAAGTCTCAGTCATTATCCATACGTTATCGTCATCAAGTGCAGACACGCCACCAATTCTAGGTAGCGTATCCTCAGCAAAGACACGCGTATCACTACGCTTGTCGGACTTGCCGATACTTATGTCAAGCACACCATTGTGTGCTAGGTAAGTACGCTCATCATTACCAACCTTAAATGGGTGGCAATTCTGTTCGTTCTTAACACCATGTGTGGCGTATCGTGCGTGCCACATGGCGTAGCCGTCAGGGAATTGCTTGCGTAATTCCAAGAAGCGTGCAATAGATTTTTTAGCAGACATGCTACGCTCTGAGATAATCCTATCGCCAGCATGAATAGCAAAGCCAAATCCGTGTGGATTACTACACGCACCAGCGTGTAAGTCTGCTTTGTTTGGTGTGGAGTTTGGCTCGCACACTACAAGTAAGCACATAGTATCATCTCCCTAAGCGTTAGCAGTTATCTTGTTGTTAATGTCTACCGATTGTATCTTGTCCAACCTAGAGTATAGGTCGGGGTAGAGTCCATTGTTGGACACTACATAGTCAGCAAACCACTCCCAAGATAGTGCGCCAAGTTTGACATCATCTAGTCGTAGTTCCCTAGTGTATTCTACCATGGCTTGTGCTAAGTCTAGGGCACTTAACACGCCACTTGTTTTCATTGTGCCTCTAAAGAAGCGCAATTCTATTGTGTGTTTATTCTGTGTATTAACGGCTGAGTATCTCTCTGTGCTATGTCGGTTGGGATTACCAACCTTGTGCTTGATAGAGAATACTGGGCGGTCATACTCATCAAAGGTGTACACATCATTAAACCTTGCAAAGCGCGACTTGCGCCCAGCAAACTTCATCATGTGTGGTGCGTTGTGGTACACAAAGGCTATGAACCTATGCAAGTGTGCGCCACTACTAAATCCGTCACGACTTAGGTGTATGTGTAGACCACAGGTATCCGTGTCCCACGACCTAGCGTCATAGTCCTTGCGTAGTGTCTCTATGGTATTCCATAGTAGCGTACTATTCTCGCGGTACTCTTGGTGTGTGTGTGGGTGAGTTACAATCTCGAACCCACTACTAATACTTCCGTCATGCTTTAGGTACGCAGTACCTAGCAAAGTACTAGAAGCGAATAATGAGGCAGAGTCTACGTTTGGCATCTCTGTCTCTAACTCGAAGCCGAGATACATGTTGCGCTTGCTAGTACCCTTAAAGATAGGTGCTGGCTTGCATGAGTAGTCGTGGATAGTACCACTACTACGATAGGCACGGCAACACTTACCCTCTACTGTATCGCTCTCGCGACAATCGCAAGGGTAATCATTGTGGTATGACTCGTCACAATCATCACAGTAATAGCAGTTATCAGAGTAGCAACCCTCACAGTATGGTGTATCACCAACATAGGTCGTGCTCTCTGATGATGACTCGCAACAATTCTCACAGTAGTAACTGTGGTTCTCGTAGCAATAGTCGCACCATGACTCGTTGTCTACTGTGTGCGTGTCATCATTACGAACCCCGTCATTACAACGTTCGCATTGTGTCGCGCAATCCCAGCAGTACCACTCGTCAGCAATAAACTCACGACCTCGACTACTAACAGCGTAGATAGTCTCACACTCAAAGCATAAGAACGCACACTCTTTACAGTAGGCATGTTCGTTGATGATTAACTCATCTCCGTCATCTATCGTGCTACTGCAATCCGTACACACTCTACCCTCTATCGTTACCTCGTCCATGTATCTCACCCCCTCTCGTTGTATAGTCGTAGTATAACATGGCGTTAAGCCTTTGTCAATTCTTTCGCGTTGTCAATAATTGCGTCTGCAATCTTAGAGCGTAAGGTCTGAACCTCTAGCACTAGGCTAGGGAAGTCGTTGCGCTTATGGTTATCCTCTTGATGGCGTAGAGCCATGCGGATAACTTCGACCTCACGTGGTGCAAGGTCTAGCAATAGGTTATCGTGCGTCATAGTAGCCTTCGTATCTGCGTAATCTACGCTCTAATACATAGACTCTGCGGAACGCAATCAGTAGTACCATGTTCACCGATAGCAACGCTATCATTAGGGCGAACATGTCACTAGTAGATAGTGTCATGTCTAACCTCTCTTTAGTGTGATAGGCGTAGCCTACCATAGACTCAACGCTTTGTCAAGCCCACACGCTTTGGGCGTGTCGTGCCTAGTCGGGACTCGCACCCGATACCTTAGTACCCTGTGGCTAGGCGTAATGCTGTTAGTCGTTCGCGTCTATGTGGACGCTTGGGAGCGTGGCGCGAAACTCGCGTTCGCGTTCGCTAAGTGCTAGGGCGCGTGCTAGGCGTTCCTGTTCCTCAATGCTTAGGGTTGGTAGTACGCGCTCAACCTTTGGTCGGTTGGTCGTGACGGCATGGCGTGTGCGTGTACGCGTTAGGCGTACGGCTTTACCATGCTTAGTGTCGCTTAGTCGTGCCCCGATAGTGCCCAAGCGTCTATCAGACGCATGAACCTTGCGTGGCGTGACTACGATACTACCTAAACCCCCGTAAGGGTTGTAGGTCAAGGTGCTATCCTTTCATGCTTAGAATAGGGTATCTCCCTAATCTAGTGGGTGCTAAGGTCGTGAGCCTATTGTATCCTAAGATAACACCCTTGTCAAGTTAAGTTAGATAGTGTCCTGTTACCATAGGCGACCTACTGTTACTAGTAACTAGTGGAGACTATCTAACCCCTATTGACTTGTCAAGTTAGGGACGCTCCCGACTTGTCGGGGTTCTAACTTGTTGAGAGGATAATACACCCTCTCGCCTTGCTGGTCAAGTTACACACGACTTGTGGCGTGTCGTTCTTGTGAACCCTTTGGGGTTATTCCCCTATCCGATTTACAAGGCACACTTTACATGCTCACCATGCCAAAGTCAAGCCCGACACACGCTCAACCTTTGTGATTTAGGTCACACCCCATAAGTGCAGACACGCATAGACGCTAAATAGAGAGGTATAACCCTAGACCCCTAGAAGTCTGAGAGTTTCCTGAGAGTTATCTGAGAGGATAAGTACCTGAGAGTTTCCTGAGAAAAAACTTAATGCCCCCCGAGAAATTACTGAGTCGGGTAGATAGTCGGCAAATAGATAAATACCTAAATAGATAACACGCTAAAGAGATTTATCGACAATTCATAGATACCCTAACCCTATACTAGAGACTTAGACATTATGACCCCAGATTGTTTAAT